GGTTTAGGATTGTTCAAGAGGCTATCTCGATGGGCTTTTCAGGAATTGGAGTTGCTAGTAGCTTTGTGCATGTTGACATCCGCGACCTTGACGGTAATGAATCTCCTGTAATGTGGACGTACTGATGACTATCAAGTATATCCATGTCAATCAGCACATCATACGCTCTAACAAGAAGAACAATGCTAACGAGCCTGTGTTGACTGTTAAAGAAGGTAAGAAGAATACTTATGGTCACTCAGTACAGATACATGGGCCTAGCACAGTTATCTACGGTGGCAACGACAAGCCTGTGTTGTCCTGTGGTGCTAGAGTTGTTATCAAGACTGAAGCGGAAGTAACCATTGACTGATTTAAAGGTTGAGCTACTGCCGTGGCAGCAAGAGGTCTACAACGACCCTACACGCTTTAAAGTGATAGCTGCTGGTAGACGTACAGGTAAGAGTAGGTTAGCCGCTTGGTCGCTAATACTCAACTGCTTGTCAGCTAAGAAAGGTCAGGTGTTCTACGTTGCCCCTACACAGGGTCAGGCTAGGGACATTATGTGGCAGATGCTGCTGGAGCTAGGCCATAACGTCATAGCGTCAAGCCATGTCAACAACCTACAGATTAAGTTTATCAACGGTGCGTTGCTAACGCTGAAGGGTGCTGATAGACCTGAGACTATGCGTGGTGTTAGCTTGAAGTTCTTGGTTATGGACGAATACGCTGACATGAAGCCAGAGGTGTGGGAGCAAATCCTACGCCCTGCTCTTGCGGATCAGAAGGGTTCTGCGATGTTCATTGGTACGCCAATGGGACGTAACCACTTCTATGACTTATACCAATACGCTAGTGTATCTGAAGATGACTCGTTTAAAGGTTATCACTACACTAGCTTTGACAACCCGTTGCTAGACCCTAAAGAGATCGAAGCTGCTGAGAAGAGTATGTCAGCCTTCTCATTCCGACAGGAGTTCATGGCAAGCTTTGAGGCCCACGGTAGTGAACTCTTTAAAGAAGATGATGTTAAGTTTAGCGAGGAAGAGCCTTCTGACGGTGAGTATTATATTGCCGTGGATTTGGCTGGATTTGCAGACGTTCAAAAAGTCACTACCAAAACTAAAAGACTTGATCAGACAAGCATTGCTGTGGTTAAGGCTGGGCCTTCTGGTTGGTGGGTTAGTAATATCATACATGGGCGCTGGGGCGTTGAAGAGACCGCCAGACGTATCTTCCAAGCGGTACGAGACTATCAACCAGTTGCGGTTGGAATTGAAAAGGGAGCGTTAAAGAACGCTGTTGCCCCTTACTTGAACGACCAGATGAAGAGCAACCAGAGATTCTTTCGCATAGAAGAACTAACTCACGGTAACAAGAAGAAGACAGATAGAATCGTGTGGGCGTTGCAAGGACGCTTTGAACACGGCAACATTACATTAAACAAGGGCAAGTGGAATACTCAGTTCCTAGACGAGTTGTTTCAGTTCCCTAATCCATTAGTCCATGATGACTTGATAGACTCCTTAGCATACATAGACCAGTTAGCCAAAGTCTCTTATGCTTATGACTATGAAGATGAGGACTACGAATTCTTAGATAAATACGCAGGATACTAACTATGGAACTAGAAGGCGCAGACAACTTTACCCTGGAGCAGGACATTGAAGGCTGGGTAATGGACAAGTGTGACAACTGGCGAGATCATTACGAAGCCAACTACTCCGACAAATTTGAAGAATACTATCGCCTATGGCGTGGTCACTGGTCAGCACAAGACCAGACCCGTCAGTCAGAGCGATCTAAAATTATCTCTCCTGCGCTACAGCAGGCTGTGGAGTCCTCAGTTGCAGAACTAGAGGAAGCTACCTTTGGTCGTGGTAAGTGGTTTGACATTAAAGATGATGTCAGAGATCAGAACCCTGCCGACATCGCAGCCCTGCGTAGCTACTTGGAAGAAGACTTTGCAAAGAACAAAGTTCGTAAGAACGTAGCTGAGTGCCTAATCAACGCAGCAGTGTTTGGCACAGGTATTGCAGAAGTTGTTATAGAAGAAGAAAAAGAAATGGCTCCTGCTACACAGCCTGTTATGGGCGGTGAGCTACAAGCAGTAGGTGTTACTATCAAGGATCGCACTTGTGTTAAGCTGCGTCCTGTCATGCCACAGAACTTCCTGATTGACCCAGTAGCGACAGACATTGACTCTGCACTGGGCTGTGCTGTAGACGAGTATGTGTCTAGCCACTTGGTTGAGCAGCTACAAGAGAAGGGTGTGTATCGTGACGTACAGCTTACAGAAGCTACTAGCGATTTCAACCTAGAGCCTGACCAAGACCTCACTAGCTTTTCAGAGGACAAGATTAGACTGACTAAATACTACGGCCTTGTCCCTACGCACTTGCTCAAAGAAGCTATGGCAGATGACGATGCAGAGGAAGAGGTAGTAGAGTTTGACAGCGAAGAAGAAGAAACCTACTACGTTGAGGCAATGGTTGTTATTGCTAACGGTGGTATTCTACTCAAGGCTGAGAAGAACCCATACATGATGCAGGATCGTCCTGTTGTCGCATTCCCTTGGGATGTCGTTCCTAGCCGCTTCTGGGGCAGAGGAGTATGTGAGAAAGGGTATAACAGCCAAAAGGCGTTAGACACAGAACTACGCGCTAGAATCGACGCTCTTGCCCTAACCATCCACCCAATGATGGCTATGGACGCTTCTCGTATGCCTAGAGGCGCTAAACCAAGCATACAACCAGGAAAGACCATCTTAACCAATGGTAACCCTGCTGAGATTCTACAGCCCTTTAACTTTGGTAACGTAAGTCAGATTACATTTGCACAGGCACAGTCTCTACAAACCATGGTGCAGACTGCCACAGGTGCTATTGACTCAGCAGGCATTGCTGGTTCTATCAATGGCGAGTCTACAGCCGCTGGTGTCTCTATGTCACTAGGTGCTATCATCAAGCGACACAAGCGTACCTTGATCAACTTCCAAGACTCTTTCCTGATTCCGTTTGTACAGAAGGCGGCATGGCGTTACATGCAGTTTGAGCCTGAGCTATACCCAGTAGCTGACTACAAGTTCCACACTTCTAGCTCGCTAGGCATCATTGCCCGTGAGTACGAAGTTACACAGCTTGTGCAGTTGCTACAAACCATGTCACCAGATCAGCCTATGTATCCTAAGCTGGTAACATCTATCATTGACAACATGAACCTGTCTAATCGTGAAGAGTTGATTGCTACGCTTGAGCAAGCTAACCAGCCTAACCCAGAAGCACAGCAGGCAGCACAGGCAGCACAGCAAGCTCAGTTGGCATTCCAAGCGTCACAGACTGCTGCACTACAAGGACAGGCGCAAGAGTCACAAGCTAGAGCGCAGAAGCTGGTTGTTGAAGCACAGGCAATACCAGAGGAGCTTCAGATTGACCGCATCAAAGCAGCCACTACTAACCTTAAAGCTGGTGACGCAGATGACAAAGAGTTTGAGAAGCGTCTAAAGATTTCAGAGCAGTTACTGAAAGAAAGAGAAGTAGCAGTAAAAGAGGGCAATGTTGCTAGTCAGGCAACTCCTCCACAACCACAAGGACTACAGTAATGGTAAGCACCAGAGATTTAGAGAACGTAGTAGCTCAAGTAAATGTAAAGTTTGAGGAACTATTTAAGAAGATTGTACAGCTTGAGAAACAAATAGCTGATAATACAGGAGCAGAAAAGAATGCCAGTAAAAAAAGATCCAAGACTAGCTAGGGCAGGTGTAAGTGGTTATAACAAGCCCAAGCGTACCCCTAACCATCCAAAGAAAAGCCATGTTGTTGTGGCGAAGGAAGGTGACAAAGTTAAGACCATTAGGTTTGGAGAACAGGGGGCAAGCACAGCAGGGAAACCCAAAGCGGGTGAATCTGCTCGTATGAAAGCTAAACGTGCCAGCTTCAAAGCACGACACGGCAAGAACATAGCAAAAGGCAAGATGTCAGCAGCTTTCTGGGCTGATAAAACTAAGTGGTAATAACAGGAGGCTATTATGCCATACGGTAAAGGTACATACGGTAGTAAAGTAGGTCGTCCACCTAAGAAGAAGAAGGCAGCACCTAAGAAGAAGCCAGTTAAGAAATGAAGGGCCAGACCCACGGTGGCAAGGGTAGTACCCAACGTAAGACAGACTCAAAGAAGTTTGCAGCTAATTGGGATGCCATATACAACAAAACTACTAAGAAGTCAAGTAAAAATACAAATAAAGCTTGACTTTCTTATACTTTTATGTTATACTAACTGTGTAACTATAACTAATTCAACTGTCCTTATAGGAGAAACAGTGTGATTGACCCTAAACTAGAACTATATTACCGCAACATGAAAGATTTATTCCGTTCAGAAGGATGGAAACAGTTGCTAGATGACTTATCCTCTAATGCGGTAATGATTAACTCAGTAGAAGTAACTAAAGACTTAGAAGACCTGCACTTCCGTAAAGGCCAACTCTCAGTCATAGCGAACATACTAAATTTAGAAGCTCAGATTGACACAGCAGAGCAGCAACAACTAGAAGACGCAGAAGAAGCAGCATAATGCGTATCATGGTTGAGTTTAAGTGTGAGGACGGACACATTAACGAAAGACTTGTTGATTCCGAATGTACACATATACCCTGTTTAGACTGTGACAAAATAGCTAACAGAATTGTAAGCGCAGTGCGTTCCAAGTTAGACCCTATCTCTGGCGATTTTATGGGTGCTACCAGACAGTGGGAGAGGAACAGGGCACAAAAGCTACAACAAGAGCGCAAGGCCAACTCCTAACCGAAGCCCTGCATAATACACCTCCATAATGAGAATACTCACGGAGTTTAATAATGGCAACACTTATAGACGAGCGTCAAGACGAAGTAGAAATCAACGAAGAAGAAGTAGTAAGTCAAGTGACTGAGGAACCTCAAGTAGAGGAGACTCCTCAAGAAGATGACATCCCTGACAAGTACAAAGGAAAGTCAACGGCTGAGATTGTACGGATGCACCAGGAGGCTGAGAAGTTACTAGGCCGACAGAGCAGTGAAGTAGGGGAACTACGGTCTGTTGTTGATAGCTACATTCAGACACAACTCGACACAACACCAGCAACCCAAGAACCTGAAGAAGAAATAGACTTTTTCTCTGATCCCGACAAGGCAGTCGAGAGAGCGATTAAGAATCATCCTTCAATCAAAGCTGCTGAACAACAAACACAGCAGTACAAGCAGCAGACAGCGCAGTCTCAATTGCAACAACGTCATCCCGACATGCAAGAGATTCTGCAAGATGGTAAGTTTGTTGATTGGATTAAAGGATCAAAGATTCGTACTCAACTCTTTGCACAAGCGGATACGCAGTATGACTACGAAGCTGCTGACGAGCTTTTCACTAATTGGAAGGAACGTCAAGGCGTAGTAGCCCAGACTGTAGCTAACGAGAAAGCAAGCAGGAAAGAAGCTGTCAAGACTGCCTCAACAGGTGGTGCAAAAGGAAGTGGCGAGACAGCAACTAAGAAAGTCTATAGACGCTCAGACATTATTAAACTAATGCAAACTGACCCTGATAGGTATTTAGCTTTATCTCCAGAAATTGAGAGGGCTTATGCTGAAAAGAGGGTTAGATAACTAATCTCTTATAGGAAGTATTATCATGGCTACATCAGTATATCCCAATATGGGCGGAGCAGTAGACAACACTAGCGCAGCTACTTTTATCCCAGAAATCTGGAGTGACGAAGTAATTGCTGCATACAAGAGCAA